CTATAGTTTGTTCACATAGCTCAAAAGTTCATCCATAGAAATATGAGTGTAAGTATTGTAGAGGATGCTTTTGGGTTTGTGCCCCATTATTTTTTGCATGTACAATTCGGGAATTCCGGCTTCCGTTCCCATTGATGCAAACGTGTGCCGGGTATCGTGGAACTTGTGTTCGTGTTCCAAAGCTTTATTGATTCTGGGCAGATCTCGTGCGCAGAAGTTATTGTAAGTAATCACTGTCCCGGCATCGTTAAGGATGATATTTGTTTTGGATCCCCGATGGGGATTGTCAACGAACGATCTGACAAGTGGAAGGACCCTGTCGTGCATCGGAACCTTCCGCTCACTTTCCTTGTTTTTTGCAAGATTCTTGGGGACATAGATATATTTTTCTTCAAAATTCACATTCACAATTTCATTTTTCAATAATTCATTGACTCTCATACCGGAGTAAAGCAGGATCAGCAGGATTTTGTATTGCCACTTATCTGAATTTTGCCACAGGACGGCGATTTCAGCCTTGCTGAATGGAATGCGGTCTATGACAGGGTCGCTTTCTTCAATGTTGATGTTTGCGGTGCAGTCTTTTGTGACCAGGTTCATATCCATAGCGTATCGGATCACGGTACGGATCACGGACAGGACGCTTTTCTTTGTCGAGCTGCCGGCTTCAATCCTATCCAGAACGTCTTCGCAGATCGCTTTATTCAGGTTTCGGATTTCCATGTCATAAATGCATTCACAATGCTTGTATGCCGATAGCTTTGATGTGACGCTTTTTTCTTTGAGAAGCTCATATTCTTTTGATTTTTGATAAATCTCAAACATTTCCCGAAATGTGATATGGGTGTTGCTTGTATCGTAAGGATTTTTATGATATTCGGAAAGGGCGCTGTATGCTTCGTCGTAGGTTTCAAAGTATCCGATTGCCGCCGGAAGGACAGGTGAGCCGGTAAGGTGATAGCCGGTGCATTTAGGGTAGGCGGCAAAAGGTCTCCTGCGCTTGCCAGAGAGCCTTTTAATGGTGCCAAAATTGTTAGGTAGCCTGTGGTACTTCCGGGGCTTTTGAAATGGTCTACGAGGCGCAGCCGTCTGCGGTGGGGCGCTTTGGCTGATGGGGTATCCGCATCTGGGGCAGGCGAAAGCTTTGTCAGAAACAGAATTTGAACATTCGGGGCAGTTAATCAGTGCCATAACATTTCCTCCTTGTTTTAAAAATGGGTATAAAAAATACACCTATGCAGGTGCAGGAGGCTGTGGTATAATTTTCATGTCGGAGAAGATTATACCGACCATCCGGTCTGCGTAGTTTTCTGAGAATGCCTCGGTGTTGGTAGCACCGGGGCTTTTTCTATCATTTTGTTGATGTTAACAAAATGTTCAAGTCCTTTCAATTATTCAGCAGATCATCAATGCAGATCTCCAGATCAGGGTAAATCGAAACAGCTACAGGCTGTGAGAACGTAAACATAACCGGCACATTATCCTCGGAAAAATCGCAGACCGTAGTGCGTTCTCGGATTGGATCGACGATCCAGTATACCCGAACACCGGCATCGAGATAGAGATTCATTTTTTTGTAATAGTCCATTCGGGAGCTGGACGGCGATACAATTTCCACGATCCAGTCTGGAGCTCCAGTGCAACCCCGGTCTGTGAGCTTGCTGTGATCGCAGATAACGGATATATCTGGTTCCACCCAGTCTTTATCGTCTGCGTCGAGATTTACGGCAAATGGGGCAGGGTAGACCTTGCAGGAACCGCCGTGCTCTGCAATATAAGAGCGGATTTTCCAGTGCAGGGCGGATAAAATTTCCTGGTGCATCCGACTGGGGGGAGCCATGTTGTAGAGCTGCCCATCGATCAGCTCCGCGCGCTGTCCGTCTGGTAAGTTCCAGTAGTCTTCGGATGTGTAGGTGTGTTGTTTCAGTAAAGGCATAGATAAGACCTCCTTGCTCAGATGTTACAGAAATTATTCAAGCAATTGTTACAGAAGTCCCTCCTTTCTGCAGTAGATTAAGAGGGACTTCTATTTAGCATAAGCAAAGAAATAACGAGAGTGATTGCTATTTACAGGAATTTTATTCTCCAATGAGATCAATATAATATGCTTTGATGGACGGAACTTCATCTTTTGCGCCGGTCAATGCGCGAGTTATTGTTTCGACACCAGAAAATTCGGCATAGATTTTCAAAATATCATCTTGAAGTATTTTGGTATTATCATCTACGCGATAGTCATACATGAAGTATTCGTCATCCATATACCAATCATAACCGTCATTGTCTGTTTGAACTCTGTAATATTCATTATTATCCAGCCAACCGCCCTGAACAACCTGCTGTACTTTAGCCGTAATCACGATTCTTTGACCAATGTAATCATCGGGATTACGCAGTAAATCCTTGTATGGAATTTGTTGACAAGAGGCAATAAATTCATCTTTTGATTCTGTTGGTGTGGTTGAAACAGTTTCACTTTCTGTTTCTGTCTCAATCTCTGTCTCAACTTCCGATGTAACCTGGGATTCGATTTCGGAATCTGTTTCTGCTATAAGAGTTTCCTGAGTTTGTGCAGGAACAGATTCTTCCACGATACTTTCAGAAACAGTAACTTGGGAGGTGTTTTTATTTGAAAGATTGGCAACAATGACCATAATGAGCCAAAAAACACCAACGCAAAGAGCAATGATAGAGCAGGTTTTTTTACGACCATCTTTTTTGGTGAGGTCGATAATCGCACAAATTATACCGAAAATAAAAGTACATCCAATGATAGAAAGAACAAGTGCTGTGATACCTAATTTTGAGTTCTTTCCTGATTTATCGTTTTGGGGAGAACGATATTTTTCAGAATAGTTTGTGTTGGGTTGTGAAACAGGATCAGGCGTATTTGTAGTATTTACTGGTGCGCCACAGTTAGGGCAGGTTGTTGCCTTGTCTGAAATTTCTTTCCCGCATTCGGGACATGTAATAAGTGCCATGATGATTCCCTCCTCTTTGGTTTTATTTGTACGCTATAATAGCGACATGGCTTGTTTCATTCTTAGTTCAATCAGATTGCTTTGATAACCAAGTGATCTTGCAACCTGATCTATGGTGCAATTCTGGTATTCCAGCAAAACTTCATCTGATATCAATAATTCCATTGCAAACTTATTGGCTTCGATCTCATTTTTTGAGTTGAGCAGCAGTGTTTTATTTCGTATAAAATAACAGTTTTCCTTTCTGTGCAGGATTGCGTGTCCGAGCTCGTGAGCCATTACCAGTTGCTTGTCGTGATATGACAGGTTCTGGTTCAAAAAAATGTATCTGTGATTCTTTAAAAACATATAACAGCCCTCATACTTCAGATCACCGAACTGATATAAAATGTTCATGCGGTCGGCAAGTTCAAAAGGGTCTGATGTGTTATATTTCCGTTTATAGTAGTTGACAATCTTTTTGATGTCCTGCAATCAAATCACCTACTTTTTATATTTCTTAGGAGTGTATTTCTCCTTGTTGATTATTTTCAGGCGGCGCAGGGCAATTTGAAGCTCGTCGCGGAACAGATCAGCAGCTTCCGGGTCAAGGGCTTCGCCGTTGTAGCTGGCAGGACCATCTTCACCGGCGGTGAGCTTTGCCATGATGTTGTCAACGTCTTTGGCGATGTCACGTTCGTCTTTGGGCGTGATGCCTTCTGTTTTTTCATCAATTAAATCTGTTTTACCTATATTAAAGTAATCAGCTAAAAGTTGTACTTTTCCCATTCGAGGAAGAGCTATTCCCTGACACCATGTATTGAATGTTTGTGGAGAAACTCCAATAGCATCTGCAACTTCCTTTTGCGTTTTGTTATTCAAGGAAAGATAATTATTTAAGTTTCTTGAAAATATCTTTTTCTGTTCTTCATCTGCCATAACGATACCTCCTATTTGGATAATACAATAAAATAGTATTAAAAGCAACAAAAAGTCAAAAAAAAATTGATTTTAGTATTGACATCAAATTTAATTTGATTTATTATAATAAGCG